CAAGACAAAAAGACGAACTTACGAGTTCGTCACACAAGAAGGAGCGACACCACAATGAGGATCGTAATCACTACCATATTTCTCTTTAAAGATAGCTAGGCGATCATCATATGTAGTACCTAATTCAAGACACATATGAGAAATTTCGGCGCGTTTGGCAACTTCAGTCATTTGGATACGTCGCATTTCGTAATGCTCACGCCCATATTGCCACCATTCACGCAATGCACCATCAATATTCATAGCACTTTGATCAGCAGATGATACTGCTTTTGATTCTAAAACAGAATGTAGTGATTTGAAAATTGATTCCTCACATAAAACGCCATGATCCAGACCTGTGTCCGGATTCCACTTGTTATGACGTTTTAGAAAATCTGCATCAAGATCTTCCATGTAAGGGGTGGGAGTTGATTCTTTATCAGGCATTGTCAAAACCATATCACGCTCAGCAAGAAACTCAGCATAAGAAATATGATTAAACCAATCGTGACCAGGTCGAACCGAACCTTTGAAATCATCACCATATGTCACAACTGCGCAATTGACACGAAATGGTTCAGGATTTCCCTTTTCAACAGGATACATTTTGTAATACGCACAACGTAAAAGCAAAGAATTAACAATGCAATTCACATATACTGTCAAATTTTGACCAGAAGGATTAGAACCGCGATGAATAATAATATCCCCGTTATAAGCCACACATGAAAATGCAACTTCCGAAGCAATACCTTTCATAATAGTAATATCATCTTCAGTATAATCTCCGCATTCTTCTGCAACATTGATCATGCATTTAAAAGCAGCAATTATAAGTGAAGCGGGCATACGTAAATCATATTTACTATAATCTCCTGCCAAAATACGCTTAGAACCAAATTTGCGCATAAAGCAAGCTAATTGATCCCATTCTGGACCCTGTGCATTAACACCAACAGCACATTCTGATACTAATGGGAATATTGAGAAAATGCGAGCAATGGGAAGAAAATATTGTCTAATCAACAATTGTGTTGCGAAATCCGCAGCCTGAAAAACACGAACTTTTGTCTTTCCAAGTTTGGTAGGCTCATCCTTAACACAAGCTTTGAAAATGGAATAACAACGAACACCTTTAAGTAACAAAACTTTCATGGCATCGCGTTCATCCATAATCTGTTGGTCTACTACTGCAGGACAGGCAAACTCAGGATAATCATCGGGTTCGAGAAGTGTGATAGCTTCTCTCTTTGGACCAGACAAAGGAAATCCCTTCGAAGTTCCACGGGGCATTGCATCGACAAATCTTTTACCATCTTGGCCACACAATGTCTCCATCTCTGATAATGGGTGCATGTCCTTCTTTACCATGGTAACAAATTCTTCTTTTTGCAAAACTTCAATTAAGCCATTAGAATAATCTACTACTGCACGATCAATAAGGGTGGGTTCCACACCTGCACCAGGATTAGCAGAATAAGAAAGCGATTCTTGCCACATACCGGTGCGATGAAAAGCTGGGGGTCCATGTATATTAGCAACACCAGTTACGGCTTCAACATGTTCTGAGATTGGTGTCTCAATTACCTGACTTTTGGTGTAAGTAGCACGCTGACCAGTCTGTCCCAGAAATTCCACATTACTTCCGGGATTTAAGAAATTGATAGGAGATTTTGGATGAATATCCTGTGATACAATCACTTGTTTATCATACCGTGAAACTGGAAAATCCCCATTTACATGTGATGGAAAAGATCCAACCCAAGCATGACTAGCTTTAACTGCAAGTGCTATTTCAGCTTGCGTGACATGCAATGCCTTGCCACTAGGAGTACCAGTAATACCCCGCAAATGAAAACCAATAATAGTAGGTTTAGCAAATGCACCAACCAAAGTTGCCATGCACATACCCGTAAAAGTATTATACGATGAACTATATTGATATCCTTCTCCACCGGCTTCTGAATTTAAAACGTAGTTAGCACGTAACACCTCATCTTTCATGTTGCCTGAAGCTTCACGATAAAGTAGATGTGCTGAACCAGTTACGGAACATTTTTCAGGAAACAAATGGGTTATATCAGCATGAATACCACCAGATGGAATAGAAACAACACATAAATCTTTGCCTGGAATGGGAGTCATAGCACTAATACTAACAAAACCCTTAAAGGTAGAATTCAGTTGTGATGGATCATTCTTAGTGATTAGACACTTCATGTCCTTACGATTTTCAAACACGTGTAAAGGCATCAAATATAGCGTACCTCCAATTGCTAATAAATCACAAGATTGCTGAAAGTCATTTTCTACAAATTTGCCATGGAAAAGATTAGATTTGACGCGTTTCAACAATTGAGAAAGAGTCATAGTTCCATTCTTATCTGTGACATGCAATTCATTTACAACTGCTTGACACCAAGGATTGGTTTCAGTATCTCGTTGCTCGATTTCAGCACAAGTCGAAGGTGCTAAAGCAGTTTGTTGTTCGTGAACAGCTTTAAGTGAAACGACGGTAGAATACAATATCTTCCCAACTATACATATACCACACAATTGAACTGCTTTACTCTTACGAAGAGAAGCAAATAAATCATCAGTAATATCTCTACGTTCTGCTAACTGGGCGCACATTTCATTTTTCCACCTGGCAATCACACTATAATGTGCTAGTGAACACAACAACATCATAGTTAAAACGAGACTACAAGTGAAACAATCCATAAGAATACCCGACAAACAAGAAACAATAAAAATCGCAATCATATTAGTTCGTGACTGCTTTTCTAATTCAAGAAATTCTTTGCCGTGATACAACATATATCCGTGTTGAACCCAAGAGCTATCAATAACACTCTGAGGAATACGAACAGTCACATTGTTGGAAAAATTAGTAATTTGTGCAAATTGCTCTCGAACAGAATCAAAAGTAATATCACCAAAAGCTTGATTTTCGTAATCTGATTTAGTATACACACTACTACGTTCGTATTCATCCCAATCAGCATCGGAAATTACTCCATCCAAACTAGAACAGTGTGACGACGTATCATCAGAATAGACTAAAGAGTCCTCATCCTCAGAAACGTCTTCCACTACGGTTTCTAAAGGTGTTGTTTGAGGAATAGATGGCGAACATTTGCATAATGTATGAGCCAATCGACATTCACCACAATACCGGCGCGAAGAAACTAATGCATGTCCCTTAGCAATCAATTTGCGTTGATAATCAAAATGATCTTTAGTAAAAGAAGTGGCGATACGTAAGGCCTCATGTACAGTCGATACAGTAGGTGTGGTTCCACCATTATATGGACTAGTCAATGTTGTTTTATTATTCATATCAGGTTTGGAAACTTCAATGTCCCAAACGTCAACTTCAAATGATTCACCGGGGAACGCGTTAGAAGCTTTTTTAGAATCTAAACGACCATCGGGAAACGCAAATTGAGGTTTAACTTTCACAAAGAAATGTATATCCCCACGGCGAACAACGGAACCAGGACAAATAGATCCTCTTCTAGCGTGATCTGCCAGAGGTGCGTTACTAGTAATAATAAAAACACAGGGGCGAACTTCAATCTTTCCTTTCTCATGAAGATCGGCCTTATTGGCATACGTAATCATATTGTTATTAATATCAATCAAACGTTCAGTCGGAGATTTATCAAGAAATTCAACTTTAGTATTGCCCATATCGTCAAAATAAATGCCCTGTGTATCACCTTTGAGTGTAGAATCAAATTTGTCAGATTCTTTAATGATGGCAGTATTTTTAGGATCAGGATCGGCTCCAGCGACAAACAAACAATCGGACATCATAAGTTGAGCTAGCGTAGATTTGCCTACACCAGTTCCACCATAGATATAAAAGGTAGCAGGTGCATAGCGAAGTGAGCCATCTATACGTTTGGCAGCATAAGCTGCACGATTTTGTCGTAGTGTACATAAGCGCTTTTCAATAACAGATTGCTGCCAAGTACCTTTAGAAGATACAAAAGCAGATTCTGCCATTTCTATAGCCTCATCTAGAAAAGCTCCATATTCCAGA